TTACATTCCAAACCTTGATGTATCCACCTCTTTCAGATTCTTTTTCTTATACCCTCCAAAGCGATAACTGAGATTCAGAGTAAAAGCCCGCGAATAGAAAGCACTGTTCATATCTAAGTCCTGTCCCTTGAAACGAACTTTTAAAAACCGCAAAACGTTTTGTAATCCACCTATAAAACGAAATGTAGACTTTTTACAGGCATTAACACAAAACGAAATGCGATTTTTCATTTGATTTTAAATGACTCTTAAAAGGATATTAAATATAGATTTTTTATATTTGCATTCAAATTGACCGTTAAGGTCACATAGTAGTTTTGTCGTTATTCCCGTCCGCTTGCGAAAGTAGACGGGATTTATTATATTGTATCCCAATAATCCGATAATTCCTTTAAGGTACCGGACATAGACTTATCGGGATTAGCCGATGTAGTCCTGTCTAATAAAAATAATATATTAGAGCCTTCAACAGCTGTTAAGTTAACCAAGGCAAAATTTCGATTATCGAAATTGATAACTTCCCAATATAGATCGTTATTCACCTTATATGTAGCCATTAATCTTAATATGGTACCTTTATTTTTGATAAGAGGCGTGATTCTCTTACCGTTATAACTAACATTTCCACCGATAATCATACCCTCGCTTGAAAGATTCCTATTTAGAAACACAGTCATTATAGCTCCTATGTACTTATCATCGTTAGGAAGTGAGATATTTAATTGTGTACCTTCATTTACAATGTAATTCATTGTTTTGGGATATTCATGTTCATCAACATCAAAGGATGTTGAGAATTTGCTACAAATAAACCCTTCCACATATACGCCATCAAACACAGAGCCTTTTGAAGATACTATTCCATCCTTGTCAACCTTGAATTTATTATTGATATTTAATCCAGTCGCCTTGATAGCATTTGCTATAATATCTCCAACCGTACTAACATCAGCAGTATCAGAATCAATTGAGAATACAATTTCATTCTCTTTTATTCCATAAAAACCTGATTTGGTTTCACCATTTATTGTAATACACTTATCTCCCTGCACAATACCTGTCAATATCGGTTCCTCAGCCGTCCCGGTGTTCTTACCCGTAAACAGCTTCGGAGATATCATATACTCGCTGCCTATCTGTACTTTGTAGGTATCCCAACCTGTTAACCACTCCGGAACATTGACCATGACTTTAGCAATAGTACCACTCGCACTTATTACAGGATCATCAGGCGAATAGCCTCCAGCAACCCCTACAGATATACTATCAAAATCACCAACATCGGCAATAGCAATATCGACTGAACTCCGAGGGCTTGAAAAATCAAGATCTGAAACCTCTGTACCATTTAACCTGTGGTTCACAATCCAGTTACCTGCCGAATACAACTCCTTAGTACTACCTTTAATCCGGAATAATTTAGCAACAAGTGTGCTACCTCCAACCGGATTAGAATGTATATCGCACGGGATACTCTGGACCTGAACTCCGTTCATATAGAACTCTATCGCAAACATTACAGCATCTTGGCCATCCGCGCCATCTTCACCCCGGAAACGGTTCCACGTATAATCAGCCGGATCAGTACTTTCTGTAGCCGTATCTTTATTAACCGCAATACCGATATACTTAGTAGTGTCCGTCGGCACCTGATACATACCACTACCGTCTGCGTTATCAGAATAAGCGATCCATGTGTAGGTGGTCTTGCCATCGTCACCTGCCGGACCGGGAACGCCATCCGTACCATCTTTACCATCCTTCCCATCGAAACCACGGAAGCGACTCCAGCTATAATCAGATGCCGTATTACTTTCAGTCTCTGCTTCTTTGTTGTAGGCAAGCCCAATGAAGCTCTTTCCGGCAGGATCATTACTAATGCCATTACCTTGCGCATCATCAGCATACTTTATCCAAGTATAATAAACCTTTCCATCTTTACCGGCAGGACCGGGAACACCTTGCGGTCCTGTGTCTCCTTTACCTCCTTTTATTTTAATCGGGGTTCCCCAACTGCCGGAAGATACACTCTCTGCAACTTTCTGAGACATCCACACGGCTGTGCTCGTTGCATCAGTGTGCCAGCCGTTCGAAGTGCCGTTTCCTGTAGGTTTTTCCGGTTGGGATTCACTGTCATTATAAGTGATATAGACAGACATACCATCATTGCCATCAGCACCGGAGACTCCGTCGTTCCCGTCAGCCACCATCAAAGCCCAGGCAGCACCATTATAGATGTATACCCGGCCGTTATCCGTATCTCGGTATACCCAGTTCTTTACAGGATTAGCCGGCGGTGTGGATAAATCTCCTTTCCAGACAATATCGAGTCCATCTGTACCGTCTATGCCATTGGCACCGTCCACACCGTCAACAGTCATCTGATACCATATTCCATCCTGGTAAACGTAACTTTTACCATCCGTAGTGTTTTTGTATGCCCAACCATTCTGGGGATTAGAAGGATGTGAGACATAGCTACCCTTCCATACTATTGATGTGCCATCCTTACCATTAATACCGTCAGCACCATTGAGACCATCACCACCTTTATCACCGGTATCTCCCTTGTCGCCCTTGTCTCCCTTTTCACCTTTAAGATTCTCTTTAACTTCATCATCAAGGTTATCCCATTTTAGGATAACATCTCCCATTGTGCAGACAAATTTATTCTTGTCCGCATCCCATACCCATGATATCGCACCACCGGCAAGTTTACCGGATTTATCCGCTGCAAACTTAGCGGAACCGTCGCCAAACTCAGCGGTACCGTCAGGATGGATGCAGTATACCGTATGTCCACCGGTATCGGTTCCTTTGATCATGCCGTTTTCACAATAGAATCCCCGGGCACCATCTTCCCCGGGAATATCACCGCCAAGACGTGTCTTTATCTTACCGCTCCAGTCTTTACTGTCAATATCGAACATGATATCAATGGCAGGCTGGCCACTCTCATCAGCGTGGATGTAGATTGCGGACTGGCGATTCTTGTTCACTGAGTTGCCGAACTGCACAACGTCGTTTCCAACCTCCGGAGGATTGGTTACAATCCCTTCAGTATCCTTATCAAACTCGGACACCGGCACATGAATCACATCTTCCACAACGGAAGATATTTCGACATGGTAGAATGTTTGTTTAGTCCCTGTATAGGTCTGGCACCGCATGAAGTCATGAGCTACAAAGCTCATGGTCTCATCCTCCAAGGTGATAAGATACTCCGTACCATCTTCGGATAGCGTAACAGTAGCTATCTTACCACACGCCTGCGAGATGCCCAATGAACCGATTATCGCCCGCATCTTTGACACCAACATCTCAAACACAATAAACTGTTCACGCACCCGGATGGAGTCGATCTCAAGCATCCATTTACCCTTTACGTACTCCCAGATTTTCCATCCGTAACCTGCAAACCCGGACATGAAGTCTTCGACCACTTCCGTCACGTATTCTCCGGCAGCATTCATCACTTGCTTACCGGTTTTCTTTGCCGAAACAAGCATACCTACGATCTTTGCTGTACTTAATATTGCCATATCAATCAGTATTTATATCATTATCTTTAAGTTCTTCAGGTATATCAATCTCTTCATAATGCTCCGGAAGTTCCAATAAAGGTTCGTCCAGTTTCTCGCCATGCAGATAATAGGTATACCCCAAATACAAATCCGGACCAGCTATAAAACCATCCGAGATACGGCGAAGCACTTTACCTTTTGACGCTACAATCTTTTTTATAGAATCTCTTTCATCCATATTAATAATCCTTTGTATATTCTGATAACGGCTTTATCCTGGATGCCATTCCCGACCAACCGGAAGCGGACTTATAGGTATTAACAACGGAGTCCGGCACGTAAAAAATACAGTTGTCTGTGTTGTAGAACGAAGCGTATCCCAATGTTGGCGGTGTCTCCTGTAGAATGATCATCTCAGTTAAATTAGGACAATTGGCAAAAGCATTGTTTCCTGTATATACAGATACATTGATTGCACGATTGATAATTCTTTTCAATGAGGTACAGCCATTTGTTGCTCCATATCCAATAGTGGTTACAGTTGCTGGTATATCCAATTCCTCCAGTGAGATGCAATTCAGAAACATATTGCCTCCGATCTCCGTCATGTCAGAAGGCAAGGTGATATTACGCAGAGACGAACATCCATTAAACATTGAACCAGTTTTATATTCTGATAACCTTGAAATGGAAGAAGGAAGCTCAACCTCTTCCAACGCCGTACATCCGGCAAACATATTGCTTACAAAAGAACTATCCTCCCGAATTGAAATCTTTTTTAAAGAGGAACATCCATAGAATGTCGCTGCATCGCTATTATATGCTACCCAATGAAAATGTTTCAAAGGGGAAGCATCGACAATATCTGTGTTTCCGCGAAATTCAGTATTAATAACTCTCCTAACAGCCGCTTCTGCCTCTGTTATAAATCCATCTCCATCAGTATCCCACAAAGTGTTTGCAATAGCTTTAAACGCAGGATCAGCCATATATATTGCCGGCTCCCCATTCATTATCAGTTCTAATTTGTTGAAAGTATTTCTTAGCGCATCAACGAAGTCCTGATAGTAATTAGAATGCACCGTAATCTTACCATCAAGAACCGGTATCGGTTCCTCACCCGCCAAACCGGATGAGTCCAAGCCCTCGTAGGTACCATCCGCCAGTTTCGCAAGCATATTCAACGCATCAGCCGTGTAATACTCCTCTTCAAAGCCTACCGCACGAACGTGTTTCAATACGTGAGCTGTTCCTTGTGATTGTTGTGCCTCGATGATATCCAAAAGTAGCCGCACAGGCTTCAGCAACGGACAATTCTCAATCCAGAAGTCGGTAATGTTCACCGCACACTGACCGATTCTCAACCCTTCTGTTGCCAGGACAGGGAAGTTCCTGAATGAGATGTACTTGTTGTTTGCCGGGTACTCTATAACTTCAAGCCCGCCGCCATTCGGAAGCTTGATCTGGCTCAGGTTTGTTCCGTCAGCATATATCTCACGAATGTTGATAATCGCGCTCAAATCGAGAGTACCTTGTAAAGTAGCTATATTAGACAGTAATATCTTCTGCATACTGCCGCAATCAGCGAGCGTAAGACCTGTAATAGAGATTATTACATCTTCTATCTTACTGCCAAGGATAAGTTCAGTCAAGCGCCGACCTCTTACCACCATGGTACCGGAAACATTCTTTTTATGCCAGTCTCCGATACTCAATAACCAGCTTGCCGCCTGGATAGCATTCTGCTGGTCGGCAGAGCCGCCGAGGTCAATAGTAATCTTACAAGCCGCGCCCGCTTTGGTTCGCTCTCCTCGCACGATGGATGTACCGTTGGCTATGGCCGGGTACATGTCGAACGCGGGAGTGATCTCGTAGTCTATCAAGTCACCGGCGGCACGAACAATAATGGTGTCGGTACCATCGGCGGAAAATAGCCCGTAGCTATACTTCGACATAATGTACATGATACGCTTCTTCACCCAGGCGGTTTCGGCCGAGTAAAAATCTCCGTGAGATTGTGTAATAGGATCAGTATCATTAGTATACTGTCCTTTATCATAAGCTATCTTCGCAAGTTCATACCGTTTAGCGTCAGCATTCACAAGCGTTGCCGGGAAATAGTTTTTCACACCCAGATAATACTTCCGGTAAAAGGCATATACCTTATCGTATGGCGTGCCCGAAGACTGACCGCACAATGCTTCCATGGCGGACAGCATCTTTCTCATGCCTGCGATTATCTCAGCGTTAAACGCCAGTTCCAGCATGTTCCAGAAGGTGGATGTTTCGCCATTCCAAATTGGCTGGCCATTATCATAAGAATCGTGCATTTCACAATGATACGGCTTGCGGTCCTGTCCCTGGTTGTCTATCGGGAAAATGGTATCGGCATCATCCAGACGCCAGCGCCATTTACTGCCAACCGTGCAAAAGTTGTACGGATAGGTGTTCTTCGCACGCTGGTCTGTTCCGGCCGTAAACTCAGTAAAACAGTAATGGAATACCGCATCATCAATATCGAACAGTGCCGGTATCGTGGCACGGAAGAGCTGTTTCCTTGAACTTATGAACAGTTCATTCAATTGTTCGGCTGTGAACACCGATAAGTCATCGGTCAAATAGTCTTTAAGCTGTGTTTTAAGATTGATCTGACCGGCACCGATATCTGAAGGGATAAACCTGCCTTCCGCAGCCTCGTAATAATACAGGTTGTACAGGTTGGCATCTCCTGCCTTGGCTATCCAGTATTCATACCCGGTGCCCCGGTAAGTCGTTATCTGAGCATTCAGATCATCCAGTGTCCCATTAAACGGGCGAATGCGGTTACTACATACATACACCGCATTGTATGCGTCTATCCACTTCTGTGCAGACAGTGGCTCAGTCTCATCAGCGTTCAGCTCACCGGCGTCAAAGTCCCAGCAGTTCGTGTCGTTGTACTGAAAGGCCTCTTCATCCGGATTATACGCCCAATATGATTTACTTCGGTTCCAAGGCACACGGAAAAGCGCGCCCAACGGAGCATTGTCCGAACCCTCAACAGAAAGAAGTTCGGGGAAAGCTTCTGTATCATAGCCGAAACAAAGGTCATCTCCTTTATCCGGACCAAACGTAAATTCTCCCATACAGGTATATACGTCCTGACCTTCTTCGTTGACGGACTTCGAGAAACCGATGAACGGTTCCTGATAGACGGCCACACGTATCTTCGGGTCGACAACCATGGCCTCGTTCTTCATGCCCATTTCCTTGTACAGGGCATCGTAGGCATCCACACAGCCGGCCTTGTGGTCCTGCATGGAGCTGGCCCAGTTCTTCTTTGCCGTCAGACGTCCGGACTTTGGAACACCATCGAACATCAACACTTTGTTCTTATCCGTAGTACCGTCGGCATACGTGGCGATAGAGGCTATCTTATTACCCTCAGCGTCCTTCAGCCCCTTCAACTTGAACCGGATGTTCCACTCAAGGTATTTCTTGGAAGATGTTCCCTGACCTTCAACCAGAAGATTGGTGAGTGTGAAATTCCTCTCCGGCTTATCCTTGAAGAATACTTCCAGATTACCGGCTACACCTGAAGGGTTATTCAGGTTCGGAAAAGGCTGGTCGATAACGAATACATTATACAATAGCTTCGTAGCATTGAAGTCTATGTTCACACCCTCGCCATCCAATACCTGATTGACACTCTTTTCAGTCTGTTTTTCATCCGTGGTGGCAAGCTGGTTGATATAATTTTTTTGCACGGCTTCCGAGGTCAACGCACTGTCATAAATGCGAAGACCGTACAGATAGAGATTCGCATAGTCGTTGCCCAGTATTATTTTGCCGGTATTGCGGAAATAGTCATTAATCAAGTAAGCGTACTGCCGGTTCTTCTTCCCATTAATATAGATGGCAACCAGATTGAAGTCAGGATCACCATAAGCGTTCGGCATCACCACCACAGTCAGGCGGATGCGTACACCGTTGTCAACGGGCACGTCCTGCGTACTGCTGTCATGCATGGATTGCGAGAAGAAGGATACATTCTCACCGGACACTTTCAGGCCCACACGGCTGCCGTCCGTCTTATCCTCCGCAATGCTGATAATGTCCTTGCCGGCATCGGAAGCATTCTCAACCTTGAAGTCTATCTCAATAGTCTTACCCTTGCGGGCAGCCTCCGTTATAAAAGGCTGGTAATCGATCACGGCCTTGCTGCGGGCAAAGATTTTCAAAGCCTTCACGCCATCATCGTCCGTTACCCAGCCGTCATTTCCCCAGTTCAGATTGCTCCATGTGACAGGTATTAAAGACTTGTCCACCTCATTGACTACACTCAGGTAATTTGTTTGCGAATTACTACGGGTTTTAGGGTTGATATAGAGCACTGCGCCGGCCGTGGCGGAATACCCCAAAGAATTGTTCACGTTCAGCGTGACAGGCTCTATCAGATGAATCTTTTCGCTGGTTACGTTCACAACCACATCAAAGTTGGCATCATCATCTGTATCTACCTCCATCGGATAGGTAAGAGTGTTCCTCGTATTAGTGGCTATATTATCATTTTCAGAGCTGTACACTTCTATTCCGTCCTTCGTTATACTGAATATAGCATCGGTTGCCGCGGACTGGCCATCATAGATGGCATAGTCAAAGACAACGTTATCCTGCCAGTTTGTGAGTAATGCGGCAACGTTGTTCACGCACATAAGCTTTGAGGTCTCTCCGGCAGACATGCACATGATATTCACTGAGACGGCTTTTGTCTGGATCGTATTATCAGAGTTTGACAGGTAAAACGACACTTTATATACGCTTGTCGCCCCGGGATGCGGCAGGACATAATTATAGGGAGTATCGGTATAGATGGCCGTACCAAGGTTCCGGGTATAGCTTTGGTTGTAATCATCGCCCGTGATGGTGATATTCAGCGTCTTGTTGATGTTACCGTTGATTATCATCGGGATGGTGATATCTCCCGCAAACGCGGTCCACCAGGCAAAGTTCGGCGCACTGATGCCAAGCGAAGTCAATTGCACGGTATAAGTCACAGGCGCAGTGGTCTGATCGGTGTTCAGTCCCTTTGTCGTGATCTTGATATTGTTGCTTCCGGAAGTCAGCCACTCAGCGATATCCTGCTTGATGGAAACACCGGAAGAAACCTCCATCTGCTTGACTACTGTAAAGTCTGCAAACTTGGCATTCTTCACCATGACGGTACATAGACCGAGCTCTCCGGTAGGCTTGTAAGGCTCATTCAGGTCGTCACGGTATTGGGAGATGAAGGTGAAATCAAGAATGCACTCTTCGCCATATTGGGCGGCAAAACCGAGCGAAGGCATGTTATTACGGATATACACGCTATACATCGTGCCGGCACCGCCCGCAAGTTCGCGCACCATCTGTTCAAGAGTAGCACCGGCGGCACCATCGTATGCGGTACCCGGATCGGTGCCTATTACAAGCCCGCCGCCTGTTTTCGGATAGAATGTACCGTCACGCATTTCCAAAGAATAAACATCATTGGGAAGACTGTCAAAGGAAGAGTCAGCATTCAAAAGCCCGCCAAGCGTCAGATCACCCGACGCTTCTGCCGGAGCGATCTCCATCAAAGCGTCTTCGTCTTCTTCAACGATCATGTCCTCATTCTCTTCAAGCAAACAAGACATTAAAGCGGCCGGGGTGTCTTGCTTCGGAAGACGGACGATCAGCCCGTTTTCAACCGTCTCGCCTTTTTTAAACTTTATATGTCCGGCAGCTTCATCATTCTCCAATCTGCTTAACGCGCGTTGTTTTATTTCCTTCAATGTACGTAAACCGGACAACACCCGATAATCAGTGATATCCCGCCCGTCCCAGCTCTTCAGCACATCCAGTACCGTCTCTTCCTTCTGCCCTATCACATATTTCAATTCTGAAAGACTGTTATCCACCTGCGTCTTCCACCCCTTCCCCACCTGGTTACTGCATTCAATCGTGGCAATACTCAGATTATCCAATTTCCGCACCACCTTCGTCATCCGGCTGTCCCGATATCCAACCTCACCGAAATATTCATCGCTGGTCAACCGTACGGATTGCCCCAGCTGTAACGGCACATTGTGAGTATCTATATAGATATAGTCCGTATCGCCGCCATACTTCGACACATCTTCACTATACTTCTTCAGATAGTTATCTACAGCCGCTTTATAGTCCTGTTCCGCCTGCGTTTCGTACTCCGCCGGCATACGGAAGTTCCAAGGAATATAAGTATTCCCCACACGAGGGATCAAATTCCCGCCGGGTATCTGAGTCTCTTCATCCGGATAGATGTTGATAATCTCCCACTCCTTAGTAGCCGAGTTATAATTCGCTTCAAAGTCACGCCCGGCAAGGTCACCTGTCTGAAAAGAGACATGCTTCACCAAGCCTGATATCTCATTATCCTTGGAAGACGGATCGAATGTCATCCCGTTATCCTTGAAATAATAGATAGTGAAGGGCTTCTTGTCTTCGCCGGTCTTTTCCTCCGAACGTACGGATGACACCGTACCTGTATAATGCGGAAATATCTCTGCGAATGCCGCTTCCTCTACATATTCATACAATCCGTACTGCGTATTCCGGTCCACATAAGTAGACTTATCCGGAAGCTGAAGACGGGAATACCCATAACGGCTACGGTCTATATTCTTTGTCGAACCCAGCGGAATCAGCCGGGTAAAAAACTTCACGTCATTGCTGTTCTCCGACTGGGTAAGCGAAGTCAGTCCCTGCATGTAGCCAAGGGAAATACGTTCGCCCCGCTCGCAACGTGAAAGGTTGATTGTAAACCCGTCCGCCCACCACTCTGTTTCGAAGGCTTCGGCTATGGAGGCCAGCGCATCCCAGCAAGAAGAATTGTTATATTCTATGGTCTGATTGGCAGCTACCACCACATCACCCATCGACCAGACTTCACGCCCATAGATGCGGTTCATGTTATCCACCCACTTCTTCAGGTGTTCACGCGGGCTACCGTCAAGGGAGAACTGCACGTCATATTGCCCGTCCGTCAGGTTCAGATACATCACTCGCTGCGCATCATGCTCCGGGCCATAGAATTTAACGGAATAGGCGTATTCCTGGGTGGACTTTTGTTTTGGCTTATACTCCTTATTAATACTGAACTTTACTCCCGATAACAGCACATAGTCATTCACATCCAGCGGCACATAGAAAGGATAAGTGAAAGAGACGGATATCGCATTCTCCGTCATCAGTTCCATATTCCAGGTTGACGATGAAGACGTGCTGGCCGTCAGTTTCAGTTCTTCGCTCTGATTATAGATTTTAAGCTCCATTCAAACAGTATTTAATCATCATTTAAAACTCCGTTAAACTCTGTGTCACTCTGTGGTGAGTCCCGGTTTCGGTTCCCTGAATTTCATCTTCCAGCGCCCCACGATCCTGCCGTCCGTGATATCCGCAGATACTTTCGCATCCGTAGCCGTCTTGTAATAGAAGCGATATGTTGCAGGTAATTCTTTCACCTTCAGATTCACCCAGCCCGCACGGATCACTTCCATGAGTGCGGCACGGCGGGTGTTGTATTCCGCCAGTGTCGAAGCATATACGGCAATGTATAGCGTCACGTCACGAGCCTTGTAGCAAGGAGACGGCAGCACATCCGGCAGCTCTTCACCGTCACGTTCCCGAAAGTCTACGGCTGTGTAGTCCTTCATCTCCAACGGTTTCAGCAGCTCTCCGAAATTGAAATTATCATCCTGCTTATCCTCACAGAGAAAAGCGGAATACTCCGTCCAGGTATCCTTACCGTTGATGCTCATATATCCGGTTAAATCTTTCATAGCCTTATCCATTTATTTTAAGCCCGTCACGATCCTGCCGGGTCATGATTTCAAGTATATCCTCCAGCAACTTGCAGTAGGCGGTGTTTTCCTCAATCTGCACGAAAATCTCATGATCCGCGGAACGTCCTTGTTTCAAATCTTCCAATAACTGATGTATTCCGCTGGCATGGTCCTGAAGGGAAGTGAACAACCCTTCCAACTTCGTCCCCTGTTCCTGCGTCATGGTGGTAAACGAACCGCTACGCCCACTCTGTAAAGCCCCGTCTTCATCCGGCTTGAAGATATCGAATCCCTTGTCCTTCGCCATTTGCTGATACGCCTCCAGCAGTGCATTAAAGTCTCCCTGCTTTCCCAGCACTTCATCCGTCATGCCGCCCAGCAGCTTTATATACTCCTTAAATTTTTCATCGGCGGACAGGTCGGCATTCTGCGTCACGTCCAACATCTTTTTCTGTGCTTTTTCAAAGATGTCGCTGAATAATGCGGAGTAAATCATCTGTTTTCCTAGATTTTCCAACATTTCCGATACGCTCTCATAATAGGAGGTGGCCGCATCCGTACCATTAGCCCATGAATCCACCAGCGTGTCGGTAAGAGTGCTGCCGAGATCACCGAAGATATCCGTCAGGTAATCCTTTACCTTTTCTACCGCATCCTGATATGCCTTCCAGTAGTCCGACATCTCTTGCAGGTATTGCTGGTTTTCCTGGCTCAACTTGCCGAAAGTGTCCGAACCGATAAACTTCTCCAGAGCATCCTGGTTGACGGAGCCGTCCGCATTGAACAGTTCAGGAACCGCGTCTTTCAGGGATGAATATTTGGCTGACCTGAACCAGGTCTTATGTTGTATTTTTACCTGCATGTTTGCAATGGAGTCTCCCAAAGAATTGAATGTATTCTTCAATCCCATGGCCTCCGCCGTCGCGCCTGCGAAACCGCTGAATATCTTGCGATTCTTTATCTTCTCCAATGTGCCGTTATACCTGTCCAACGCTTCCCTGGCAAGGTCAACGTTCTTGATGGCATTACCCCACAGATCATCACCGAAAATACTGTTCTTATCAGTGGATATCTCCGCGTTTAACTTGGCAAGCGCCAGTTCGTAGTTCAGTTTTGCCATTTCCTTGCGGAATTCCTCCATATAGTCCGTACGCTTGAAAAGGCTTGCGATGGCGGTCGCCACTTTCAAGGCCGCCGAGATAATGGTAAGGATGACAGAAGCCTTTTCAACGTTCGACATTGATTCCGCCGCGACTTCGGAGGTTCCCTTCATGGCTCCCGCCGAATTCTCGGACAAGGTGGTAATGCCATCAATAATACTCAAGGTGGACGTGGCTATGGTGCCGGCCGTCTTAATGATATCACCCGCCACATCGCCTACGGTGCCGCCTATATCGTTGAAAGAGTCTTCCACATCTCCCAGCACGCGGTTCAGTTCCGACCATTCCTTGATGCTTTTCTTGTTGTCCGTCTTGTCTTTGCCTTCTTCTTGAGCGTTCATCTTGCCGCTGACGGTATTCTTTAGAGTGCTGACTTTTGCACGCTTCGCGGCCAGTCCCTTGTCATCCGGGTGCAGGAACTCTTCCCTCTCCAGCTCTCTTTCAGCTTCCACCAGCAGGCGCTGCAATTCTTCAAGGTTGAGGTTTACCACATTTGCCGCCCAGGACTTGAACGCCTCTTCACGTGCGGCGAATTCGTTGTCAATATCCGAAAGGGTCTTTTCTTTCTGATAGTCCAGTTCGTTGAGGGTTTCTTGCGATGCACCGCCTTTTTCCAGTACCGAACGCTTTTCATCAAAGCCTTTCTCCGTCAGTGTACGTTTGGTGATATATCCCTGAAATTGATTTGCATACTCTTCCAGCTTCTTACGCTCCACTTCGGTAGCTTCCTTATTGATCTTATCCAGTTCATTCTCATAGATCATGAGGGCGGCGGAACGTTCGGTACTTCCGTCACTCTGAACTTGTTTATAATCATTCGCACTGACCTTCTTACCACTTTTCTTAGCATTATCCAGTCTTTCAGTCAACTTCTTCTCCTGACGATCAATGCGGGCCAATTCTTCATCGTATTCCAGCTTCGCCTGTTTACGACGCTTTTCATAACCCTCCTGCATCACTTGGACGGTGGCGGCTTCCAACTTTTGTTGAGCACGGAGACGAGCTTCAGCAAGTTCTGTCTGATAACCATTTTTATCGGCACCGCCTGTTGTTTTTCCGTCTCCGTTATCATAGACTTTCAGATTCTTACGGGCTTCCTTTATTTGACCGGTTGCCTTTTTATAGGTTTCCACTACAGAATTGTCTATGCCCAGGGAAAACAGGTCGGTGCCTTCCTTTGCAGCGCCATCCAGTGTCTTCTTTACATCGGACTTGATTTCTTTCAATACGCCTTCCGCACGGTCCTGTTGCTGTTTCCAGTAATCGTAGGTATCTTCTTCGGGTTGGGGAAACAGATTAAGAGTATCTACATGATTGGCAATGGTTCTGATATTTCTATCATAGTCCTTTACATTATTTACGATATCATCATATATCTTCTGCTGTTTTTCCAAATCTTTATTGGCAGAGGATAATTCATCATTGGCTATTGATAACCGGTTACCGGAACCATATAAACCTTTCTGTTGCGCCTGTTGGGCAGCAACCTTCTCAGCTTCGGCTTGTTCTACCCGACGCTGTGCTTTCATTAAGGTCGCTCTCTGATTGAGCCGCTTTATTTCTTCTTTTTCTTTCTTAACAGACAAATCCGCTACCTTGTCTACATAATGCCTTGCCACGGCATTGGCATAAATTTCCTTACTTAAAGCTTTATAAGCAGACTCCAACTTGGAAAGGTTGATATTCTCACCGTCAAGAATATTGGCGTACTCCGGATATCGCTTTATCCATTCGTTGACAGCAGCCGTGCGTTCCTTCGTTGATGAGGACGTATTTTTCAATCTAGCATACAGGATATCCAGTTCCGCACGTTCCTTTTTAATGCTATCTGACGCTTTACTACGTGCTAAAGCCATTTCCTGCTCGGCAGATAATAAATCAAGCGTAGCGTTTTTTGCTTTGAACAATCCTTTCACCCACTCCCCAATCTCCTTACCATAGACCACAGTAAGCGTTATAGCCGTCGCCATCGCCGTCTGCCAGGAAAACAGTGAAGTTAGTAATTGCTTCCAAATCGGAGTAGCCTTCTTGCCTGCGGCCGTCATCAATTCATATTCCTTCCGTGCCGATGCTACCGCATCCGTAAACATCGGTATATTATTGGAAATGGCCAGGAAGAACATCTGCGGTCCCATCGCCAGTGCCGGAAGTTCCCGGGCGATCTGTTGCATGCTCATTTTGACGTTGTTCAATTTCGGCGCCGGATCATACCGCATGATCGGTGTGTCATTGCTATCCTGTTTGGCCACTTCATATTTCACCAGCGTTTCAGTCAGCGAACGCACCTGTGCCTCCAACGCCTTTATCTTTGCCGTATCTTCCGGATTGACAACACCCATTGCTGCTGATTCCAACGATTTCTGCCGGAGTGAGTCTATATCCTTCTGGAGATTGATGATAATGGCCTTCACCCTCTCTCCGGAACTCTCCATGGCCCTGATCTCATCCGTAACGTACCCCGACAGGTCAATATTCGGCTTCACGGGTATTTCCGCCTGTTTTTTCAGGCGTTTCAGTTCTTCCTCCAGCTCCACGATCTTACCCTTCAGAGCTTGTATATCCGCCAGATCGGAAGGCGAAGAAACGCCCGTAGACAACGCATCTTTGAATGCGGACTGCAAGCCGGCCAATTCCTTTTTTAGGATATTGATCACTTCCTGCATCTGAGTTTCCATCCCGGTAATGTTCCGCTGTGCCGACTGCATGCCGCTACAGGTCTTGTCATCCAGGAATATTTCAAGTCGTATGGGTTCCATCTCAGTTTTCCTCTTCTTCTAATTTTCGTAAATAACTTAGCGGATCATTATCCTCGGAAGCAGTCTTCTTGTCCTCTTCCGCCTCCAGTTCACGCAAGTACTCCAACGTCGTTTTCTTCCTTCCGTCCACATGGCGGGGATAATCCTGCCACATCAGCATCAGCGTCGGGTAGTTCACGCCCCGCATGATGTACTTCATGCTCCAGCCCGTGTCACGGGCTATCTGTCCTATCAGTCCGAACGGGCTATGGGCGGGTTCTGTGTACCCCTTTAACTCCCGTTCTATTTTCTTTTTTGGCTCAGGTTGGGCGACATCAGGTTCATCACCTCCGCCAATCTGATAGTATTTCCGAAAGGGACAGTATTCATCACATTGAGAATGATCATCCAGGCTTCTTCCAATGCCACAGGATGCATGCAGTTCCTCAGCATCCACGCCACAGGACGGTTAAGCAACCAGCCCAGCAACCAGCCGCGCACGATGCCGTAAGCCACCATGCGGCTCACCGTCTTCGTATGCTTCCCGATGAACTCCAGTTTCTGCTCGAAGGTGTATGTCTTCAACTCCTTATGTGTCACTCCCATCTTCAGGTACATGCGTGCCATGCGGCAACGGCTTTCCAACGTCGATACACGCATCACCCAGCGAATATGTCTTCCCCCGAGAAGCCGAAGCGGAAGAGAAATGCCTGCATCCGACATTATCTTTTCCGCCAGGAGTTCTATATTGAAGTCCGTCATCCTTCAGGATTTACTGCCGGCGCGCCCGTTTCCGGGTTGATGCCTTTGGCAAATATCTTCAGGCTTTTGCCGTCTTCATTTCTCAGCAGCTCGATGTTCAGGGCCAAGGCCAACACTCCCTGAGAGTTGATGCCGTTGGCAAAATCATTACCCGTAACTTTCGCATTGAAAAAGCGGATAGTTTCGCCACTGTCACACAAGATGTCCATCACACCGGTCTTTTCCCATTTCTCAGGCGGTTCCCAGTTGCCGTTCACATCCTTTGTGCCACCGATGACACTCACAAGGTTCTCTGTCGACAAGTCTATCAGGTTACACGTGAAGGCTTTCTTTCCCGGATTGCTGGTTATTGTCACCACCGGGCCGTCCTTCACCTGGGCGGCGTAAACGTCTAATTGCGTAGGGGCGGTACCTGCCGGCTGAAGACCTTGCTCGTCTATCCAGCCGATTACCTTGTTGTCAAATTTTGCCTGGGCTAATCCATATATTGCTTTCATAAGCTCATTGTTTTTAAATGTTCTTTAATCGCCGTCTAATAATGATCAGGACAAGGACGGCAACGGCTATCCGCCCTATCCAGACTTGAAACCACTGAAAGCCCGTAGGCTCTTTTATCACTTCGGGCGGCAGTTTCTCCACCGCTTCCGAAGTTTCATTTCTGATCCGTGTCAACTCTTCCGATAACAGAATGACTTGCCGTGCCAGGCTGTCACAAGTAGCGGTTACTTCGATGCTGTCACCCGATATCCGGGTGACGTTCACCGTGGCCTGCCCGCTACGCTTACTGAAGCCCGTGCCCACAGGTATCTGTTTCAGCATCCCCGTCGGGAATACGGTTTTCGCCATGCTGGGAGGCACCGGCTCTTGGATCAGAGCGAATCGTTTTACGTCCTGCAGGCTGTCGAGGCTGATATTCGTCTCCAGTCTTGTCGGGCTTTTGCAACTCATCACGCACAGGGCAATTAGCTGCAAAACGGCAATTATTGGATTTCTCAACAGCGCGCCTAAGCTTGACAAGCTCTTTTCTAATCGCATTGATTTCTTGTTTTAAGGGTTCCACTATTTCGTCCATTAGGATGCGCATCGCCTTCTGCACGTTGTCCAGTTCACTACCACGGGTATTTACCTGTGCCGCCTGAACTTCCGTCTTCAGCTTCTCAACCTCCTGAACGTATTTTCTTCTGTCTATATACATCTTGAATCCTCCGGCACCTATGACAGCCGTAAGGATACCACAGATCAGCCTCATGTATTCAAGTGTATCCATTTGTTCCTCCTGTTTTTTTAGAGTAAGTTCCAACCGGCTTGTACGTCCGCCATCACAGCAGGTACCCCGTTCTCCACCTGCGACATCGCAGCTGCGAAAGCGCACATGGTCGCCCGGTCATTCACATCAGGCACATAACTGTCGGGCACCTGCATCTCTTTACAAACCCGGCTGATATAGCCCGAAGTGTTGTTTTCAACCGGTGGTGCCCATCGGCTGATGAAGTCCGATATTGTACGGCAACCGTTCAGCTTACGGTAGTTCTGCAACAATTTTATCAAAGCCCGGTAGCCGTAGGCCATCGCGCGGAACTGGCAGAACGACTTGTCCTGTGAGGGCCGGACTTCCCCCTGCCACACGGTACGTGACAGGCGGATGTTTCCGGGGTTGTTGTTTCGCAGTCCTCTGCTCATCACTCGCTGATAGCTGAAGTTCCGATACTGATGTAGGCGTTTCCGTCGTACATTAAAGTAGTCACCTTGCTTGCCGCGCAAGCTACATCACCCATGGTCTGGGCAGCAGCACTGGCATTCCTGATGATAAGCAGTGAGCCTGCCTGCACTTGCGTGTCCAGTGTGAAAGTGGTTGCAGCGGTTGCGGCTGCAATGTCCACAATTTGAGGATTACAGTCATGCACCAGGGCATTGCCTTCGGGCTTGCGGGTCACCGCTACCGGAAACGGGATTTGTACACAGCGGTCTCCCTCTTCTGAATAGGGAGCTACGAAGTCGAAACTTCTCCGCGATTTCATGTTAATATAACTCATTATCTTGCTATTTTAAGGGTTATGCTTTCTTGGTGGTGAACATGGCACCCAGGTACTTGCCGGTGATAGGCAATGCGATGCCTCGCATATTGAAGCCCAGCACGTCACCACGGTATTCCGGGTCGTTCAAACGGTAGTACATGTCTTCCATACTCTTGGCACGGCAGACAGCTTCACGATACCATACGGTGGAAGCAATGGCATCCGTGTCACGAACCGGTGCGTTCCACTCCACTTTCTTTCCGGTAGCACCGTTAAATTTCGGAACCATGGAAGTTACGTGAATCTTGAAACCGAACATGGAACCTGTGGAAAAGAATGTTTTGAACATCTCTAAATCCTGAAGCTGGAGGTCAGTGGCATGGTACGGGTGCAGCGCCAGGATACGTCCCTCTTTGGGAACCAGCATCATATCCAGTTGGGTGGAGAGTGCCAGTATCTTATCGTAAGTCATGGCTACATATCCGGTACCCTGCTTGCTGGCATTGCCATCGTTCAGTTTCAGCACCGGAGTAGTTGCGCTGTCTTGGGTAGGCGCCCAGTTGTAAATGGCCAGTTGAGAAAACTGCATCTGCAAGGACTTCTGGTGACCGGATGCCACACTCTTGCGCTTCTCTGCCGATTCCTCTATTTCTATAGCGTTGATATGTACGGTGTTCTCCGTATCAAAACGCTTCATCGGAATCTTATAAGGCTTGTCTCCACGGGCCACTACAGGAATCGGGTATACTTCATTATCGATAAATACACGTGGATCAATTCCCGCTTCCTGCAAGTTCAGATACTCATTGTCCGTCCACATACTGAAATCCCGTGAATCAGAGACAAACGATGTTTCAGGATAGAATTTCTCGATGATCTCCGGAATCCAGATTTCCTTGTTCAAGCCTTCAGCCAAACAGCCGGTGAGGTGCAACGGAATCAGTGAAAGCCCCATCTGGATGCCGAACATCAGATTATGGTCGACGCCGATACTCTGTGCGAACATCCCCGAAGTAGTAAAATTGAACAGCAACGCTGTCAACAGTGAAAAAATGAATTTTGTCTTCATTGTTTTTTTATTTATAAAATGATTACTCCGGGTACTTACCGTAGGCATTATAGAACTTCTCCCGGTAGAGGTCCTTATCCTTTTTCAATTCTTTCAGCATATCCTTTTCAAGGATTTCCTTGAAAGTCATGTCCGATAATTGCACACTGCCCGTTGCCTTGCCACCGCTATGTACTTGCGGACTGACAGGCTGACGGGCGGTAATGGAACTCAAGCGAACCTCCGCTTTGGTAAAGTCCGTACCAAAGTCTTCCAGCCAACTTTCCTTACCCTTGGCATCAATACGTCCGTCCTTTACGGCAGCATCCACCAGGGAAATAGCTTTCTGTTTGTTGGCCTCTTTCTCTTTTGTTTCATAAGAGGTCACCCGCCCCTGTAATGTCTGTTTTTCCGTTCTCAGGCTTGCATTCTCGGCTTGCAGATTGTCGCGAAGGGTAATCAATCCTTGCACGGCTTCCTGAACAGCTTGATCGGACGCCGAATCCGACAGCTTCAACATCTGTGTCAAATAACTCATGTTGTTTTTGGTTTTATGGTTAATACTAATGCTCTTATCTATCAGTTTAATAAATGCTTTACTGTCTGAAAGGTCTATACGCTTGTTAGTCGCGCGATCATACATTGCCAAAGCATTGTGGTTGGAACCGATGGGGCAAACAGACATCTCACGCATGGTCCACTTTGTTGCCGTAGGGCCGGTCTGTCCCGACAGTTTCAACG